TTCACCAACCTTTGCTGTTGCACCAACTGGATTTGCAACGTTTGCATTTAGTCCACCGTAAACAACAACTGGATCACCAGGTTGATATGTCAATCCACGACTTGTTGGATTAACTCTTATTTGACTAATTTGACCAACAATTTTTGCACGAAGAACATTACCACCAAATAAAACATCTTGGTTGTTTGAATCTACAATTCTAACAGTTTCACCAGAATTAAACAATCTTTCTATGTTTGATATGAATATTTCTGTTTTATTGCCAACTAATACGGCAGCCTCTATCGTTGCAATAGATTTTGAAACCTCACCAAAAATTCTATAGTTTTTTGTCTGTAAGAAGTATGGATTGGCCGATAGTAATTTTAAACTCTTTGCGATGTACCACGTACCACCAGATGCTTTGAAAACCGAGTCTTTGGTATTGAATATCTCAACATCAGTATTGTACAGTACACGGAAAAGAAATTCATACGATGCTGGTGTACCTTTACTTTGGTACAACTGTCTTGCAACTTTTACAGCCTGCTCTTGACTTACCAATGATTCTCTTGGAAAGAAAGGTAGAAATTCATTGTTGAAATAATCTATAAATTCTTCTGTTGTTGCATCAACATCTTTGTAATTCAATAGGTTTTTAGACCTATCTGTTACTTTACCATTTGTTTCCATCCATTCGTAGTATGCCTTTAAGAATAGATTGAAGTTGGCATATTCAGGATTATCCCGAACATACTCAGGTAACTGAGATAAAACCAGATTTGAGGTTTTTTGGCTGTTATCTATCATGTTGATTTGGCAGTAACATTCACAATAATAGATTGTGGATCAAATTCATCTACAGTAATAACTCTATTATATGTGGAAGAAATAATTGTTGTTGTTGGGTTGGTGGTTACTGTTAATAGGCCTAAATCATTATTCACATTCAATGGTGAAAATGCATCCAATGTAACAACACCTAAATTGTAGTCTACAGTACCAATATTACCTTTAAATACAGTCTTGACATTTGTTGTGTCATTGTAATATAATCTCAACACACCATAACGGCCTTCAAGTGTAATTATACCTGCACCAGATGAACCTGTAGTATCTCCTGCTGCTGGTGTGATTTTAAGTATTGCTGATGTGTAACCTGTTCCTTTTGTTAGGACATTGATTTGTTTTATGGTACCGTTGTTTGTCATAACAGCTTCTGCTGTTGCACCTGTACCATCACCTAGTATGGTAACTGTTGGTTGACCTTGATAACCAAAACCCGGATTAGTTATTGTGATAGATTCTGCACCACCTGTTGATGATGGTACTTCTTCAATGTAAAGGCCATTAATTGTTTGTGCTAAATTTAATGGGTTTCTGTATACAACTGAAGGTGAACTGCCTATACCACTCAAAAACATACCACGCTTTAACCCTGCACCATAATACAACTTGTATGTGGTTGGTGTAGATAGATTTGGATAAAATTTCTTCTGTAGTTGAATAGATATTTCGTTTGTAATTATAGAAGAATCAACTGAATTGATTTGATTATTGAATTCAGATGATCTAAATGTAGAGTTAAAACTGTTTAGTGTTGACTTTGCATAGTTATTGATTGCAGTCTTGACATTTTCTTTTATCTCACTTGCAGTCAATCTTGTTCTCTTAGGATCATACAATACATTTGCAGTGATTTGAATATAGGTATAATCTGGATCAACAATTGTTGGTTCTACGGTAAGAACCGATATAGGTCTCAATACATCTTTAATCAGTTTTGATTTCTGATTTTCTGTCAACATATATGCACCAGATGGTTTCATTGCAATGAATACTTGCCCATAAACTGGTGGATCATTCTCTTGGCCACCCCAAACATTCACTGAATCGAATGAGTAACCAAGATTGTTTTGTTGGATTGCTGTGATGTAATCTTCTTTGGTTACTGCACGACCTTGTGCTGAGTATGACTTTGGTGCCTGAAACTTGATTGATTCTATTGTTTCTCTATCACCACCCTGAGTTGCAGAGGTCAATGGATAAATTCTTGTATTTGAATAACCTGATATTGAATCCATCAACACAAAATTGTTTGCACCAGTTGCAGCGGATCCATTTGTCACCACATAAGAAAGTGTGATAATGTTGCCATTGGTCAATTTTTTACCTAGTACACCATTACCAAAACTAACTTCATAGAAACCTTTGACATTTTCTTGTAAGAAATATACCAAAGAAGAACCTGAGAGTGTTAGATAATCTTTTGCGTGGGTGTGAATATTGTAAAAATTGTTTGATGATGATTCACGCACCGAAACTGTTAATGTGGTTGTGTCCACATTTATTTCAGGTATTTCAAATATTGATTTGATATTTGTGGTACTATCATAAGTGAAAGACAAAGATACTGGTGTACCTTGTTTCAATGTGATATTATCAAAATTTGCTGTGTTATTCAATACTGTAACTGTAGAATTTTCAGTTGTCACAAAGCTGTAACTGACACCATCAATAGATTCTGCCAAAAATGATGTAAATTTAGGTAATGTTAATGATGCATCAGTAACTTGATTGACTTTTAAATTGATTGTGGCTGTCGGTGCAATTGAAGATTTTGGTACATAATCCAATGTTTTTGCATGGGAAACTACAGATGCTCTCTGTAATGCTGTGTCCAAGAATGTTTCGTTGGCCACCATGTTCAAGTAATAAGCATTGTATTGTGTATTGTACGCTAGAATGTCCAATAGTGTTGAAAGTGCAGAACCATCATAGTTATAATCTTTTAAAGTATCTTGTGACTGAAGAAAGCTCTTCAGGCTAGTTTTTATTTGATTAAAATCTAGTTCTGTTATATTGAAACCAGTATTTGCAGCCATCTTATCTATTTCTCTCTAAAAGAAGTGTTACTGTTGTCGGTAATGTTGCATTTTCTATGTAAAATGTTATTGTGGCACTATATTGATTTGAATCTGGATCAGCAGAAACCCGGACACTATCTAACAATGCTCTCGGTTCATAGTTGTTTATGGTATCAGTAACTTCTCTTTCAATTAAACTTGCAACAAGTGGTGAGAAGTTTTCAAATAAAAGTGCATCAATATTAGAACCCAATTCAGGATCAAATGGTCTTTCATATTTTCTTGTTGACAACAAATTTCGGATTGATCTTATAACAGCCTTATTATCAAAACTTAAAGCAACATCACCTGTCACCGGTTTTTTGGTGAAAGTAAAGTCTATGTCTGAGTATATTTTGGTTAAAGTTGTCATCTTTTATTTATGAGCTAAAAGTAAATGCGCTTTTTGGAATCTGAGTTCTGTCGGAGAAAATTCTTGGGCCGGAATGAGAAATTTCGAAATTTTAATCTCCAATGAATACTGTACCTGAACCAGTTTCGATAACATTGGTGCCTGGTGGATTACTATCAAAGTGACTGCCAGTACCATCATCACCAGTATCTGCCGTGTCTCCAATTCTTGCAGCACCCATCGTACCATGATTCATATTAATAGTGCTACCATTCATAACTATATCTCCAGCCACATTTAAGGTATAGTTACCATCAACCTTTTCCTGTACATTTCCCTTGACATATAGGTTTGCATTGCCATCCACCGTAATATTACAAACACCTTTGATGTGTACATTATTGTCAGAAAGATAAACTTCATAGTTGTCTCCAACCACTTTGGTAACCTTTGACCCGTCAGGTGCAATCTCAAAGAATGTGTTGGCCTTATGGTGTAGGTGTATCCTCTCAGCACCAGGTGTGTCATCCAACTCAAATACATGCCCTGCTTCAGTCTGTGTCACTCGGTTGTATGGGATTTTTGCATCATATTGTGATTCTGGCTCACTCCAGGTACCACCACTAGCCGTAGGCACACTGGTATCTAGGTTATTATTGTGGTAACCAATTGCAGTTTCTTCAATTTTTTCATTTCTGTGTAGTCTGCTACTAGTAGGTTCACCTAGTGGATAAAATGAACCTTCTGAGAAACCTTTAGATGTGTTTGGTCCATTTTTTGGTAT